AACCGGGTTCACAACGGCAGTTGTTGCCGGATCGCAATTTCTCATACTGGTACTTTTTCCTGTACCTGATTCACCCATAATCAAAAGCATCTGTGCCATATTATTTCACCTGTTCCTTTCTGATTTTTTCAAAGTTTCCTGCCATGTTAGCAGAAACATGATGCTGACCAAACTGTTTCTGAACTCCCGCACGAATCACTGAACGTAATAACTTTCTGTTATATACCGGGCGGGGATTATAAACTTTTCCCTGTCTTTCATTTACCATACTCTTATACCTCACTTTCCTTGATAATGATTTTTAACTTTCTGCGTTCATCCATTGGTATGACTTCAACAGAATAGTTATTTGCAAGAAGAATACCAACTAAATCCTGATATGCTGCACTGGTGCGACTTCCTTCAATTACAATACAACCACATTCAGCAGCACATTCCTTTTCAATATCTTCACGCATAATATCATTCACTGACTGAATATCATTGATGATATATTTCAATTCCTGATTTTCAGCCATCAGCTGATTGCGTTCATCTTCTAACCGTCTGATTTTCTTATCTCTTTTATCCATTATTCTTCACTTCCTTCATCTGTGCTACCTTCTGTTACTCTGCTTGACCATAAATCAGCATAGTGCAGAATCAAATATAACGGGGTTTCATTTCCCTTCACTGCATAGTTTGCTGATTCATACAGACCATCATGGTATCTGATCGCAAATTCTTCATCTTCCGTCAGGTCAATGAAAAGGGTTGCTAACTTGATGCTGCGGGTTGCATGATCAAGTGGAAGAAGTGCCGGGTTACGCTTGAAAGGCTTGCTTTCAGACTGTTTATATTTCTGTTCCGGCTCTGCCTTGGTAGGTCTGCCGTCCTTAATCATGTTAGGCACATACATCTGCTTGCCAAAGTCACCACACTTGCCAAGGTCATGTAATGCTGCTGCAATGATGACTGAATTACGAATTTCTGCATACTTGACTTTGCCAAGAAGTGCATAACCAATATTTTCTGCTGCCATCATTACATTTCTACTGTGGTGAACAAGTCCGAACTGACAAGCAAGGTGATTTCCACCACTGCAAGGTGCTTCAAAAAATCCGATTTCTTCCATGTATGCAATCAGATCTTCCATTCCCTCACGCTTGGTTGAAAGTAAGTGGTCAACCACATACTTCTTATTGTCAAGTTCCTTTGCGTTGTCTGCTGCTACCTGTTCAATTTCTTCCTGAACGCTTTCCTGTGTTACTTCTGCGGTATTCTCAACCGCTGCATCTGCTTTCTTTTTTGCTGCCATGCTCTTTCACTCCTTATTTTGATAATTTTATTTCCCAACGCTTCTGATCTTCAATGTTGGAAAGATACCAAGCGTTAAGTTCTGATTTTTTTGCAATGAACATTTTGAACTGTTCAAAATCCTTGGGGTACAACAAAATTCCATACCCGCCTGATTCTCTGATTTTTTTGAGGTTGACCAACTGCAATAGTGACGGTTCACCGTTTGGTGCTTTGACTTCAATGCCAAGGAAACGCCCGTCTGAACAAACCAACAGGTCAGGAATACCGCTTTTTGTATAAGCAGCACCGCCCCAGTATTTCAGCAGCCACGCCCCGGTGTTCTTCAGGAACGCTTTGACCTTATTTTCAAAATTCTTTTCTGCTGCCATCAATCCACCATGTACTGATATGTTCTGTATAATCTCTGAACTGCCAGTCTTTCCCTTTCTGTCAATCGGTCAGATTCACGCAATTCTTTCAAAATCTGTGAATCTTCAAAAGTAAATCTGTCATCTTCTGTCAATGGTTTTTCTTCACGGTATGCACTCACTTCTTATTCACTCCCTTCCAACTGTTCATTGAACTGTGTCTGATAGTTCAATATTTTTTCTGTATAGTCGGTTGAATAGATGCCCTTTTCCCATAACCGGGCAGCACCATCTTCACCCATGTTGTACGCCATCAAGACCATATTGGTATCTTGATACCGTTCAAACAGTTTTCTAAGTACGAACACGCCCGCCCTGATGTTCTGATACGGGTCTGTAAAATCCGTAACACCAAGGGTATCTGTCAACCACTGGTGATTGATCTGATTGATTTGCATATAACCGTAATCATTGGTTTCACTAACAACTGCCGGGTCAAAACTGCTTTCATTCTGAATCAGTGCCATAACAAGGGCAAAATCAATGTTGTACCCAGTACAAAGGTAATATGTAAATTCTTGTTGTTCTTCCGGCATCTTGCAGTCAAGCGGTGTGAAATCTAAGTCACCCGCACCCCAGTCAAGGGAAATTTCCTGTGTGAAAGTTCTGTCATCATACGCCCCATATACAAGGGTTTTAGTGCTTGACCGTTCAAGTGTCTGTTCTTCTGTTTTCTGCTTGTCCTTGGCGGTTATATGAGTTTTCAGGGCATATCCTGACACATTACCAATCACCAAACCAACGCCAAGTGCAACACCAATCAGAATCAAGACCCTTTTGACCATTGCCGACTTTCTCATGCTCTTTGAATAGTTCAATTTTCATCACCCCTTTCCGTGATTTTCAAATAAATGATTCCGGGAATTATCAGAATCGCACCAATGATGTATTCTTTCAGGTGTGCAGTAAGTGGTTCATATATTCCCATTTCAACCGCATAGTCAGATGCACCGACTGCACCGATTATCAGGAATACACCGATAAATGCCATGATTCCAAATATCCAATTAAGTATTTTTGAATAATTCATCTGTCAGTTCCTTCCCTTCTTTCAACGCTGCAAGGTTTCTTTCTTCAACCGTCCCCTTCACCAGTAAGTAATAGTAAAAGCACGGTTTGGCTTGTCCTATGCGGTGAATACGCTTTTTTGACTGTTCCCACATATCACATGACCCTTTGCCAAGTGGCAAGGTGAAATAAATAATCTTGTTTGCTTTCTGATAGTTACCACCCATTGCCCCGGCTTGATACTGTATGAATGTGATTGAATCATCTGCCTGATCGTATGCGGTCAAATCCTTCTTTGACCCATTCACAACTGAATATGGTCTGTTCAGATCAGCAAGTTTTTTCTGCATTGCTTCAAGTTCTGCGGTAAAGTTGTAGAATATAATCAGCCTATCTTCTGTTGATTCAACCAAGTCCCGCAAACCTTCCAGTTTTTCCTTGTGCCATTGCCCGCACAACTGCCGGGCATATAGCATCTTGGTCAGGCTGTTGTCACCGACCAGTTCAACCCGTGGTGTCACATCCGTGCCGTAATAATCTGAATCATCTTTGAACTTGCACATATTCAGGGTATCAAGCATGATGTAACTGTTTTTGATAAAATACTTATATGCCTGTGTTACCTTAAAGAATATCTTCTGTTCAGTCTGTTCCGGCAGTTCAATCACATCAGCGGTTTTCATAAAGATGCAGCCGTGATCTGCAAGTTTCTTTTTCAGGTGTCCCGTGTGCTTGTACCCGGTTATCACTTCATTCTTGTACCCATCACCGTTTTCAACCCATTCAGTCTGAACGTATGATGACCAAAACGCCTTTTTTGTAATGTTCCACCCAAGCAACTGAACCTGTGACCACAACCTTTCATACTTTCCGGCTGTTGGTGTTCCTGATAATAAAATCACGCTTTCCGGCTGCATTTTCAGAATGAACTTTGACCGTTGTGCTGTTTCATTGGTTATCAGTGAACTTTCATCAAGCATCAGTGTGAACCCTTTAAGTTTCAGCAACCAATCCCGCCGGAAAGCAGTTTCATAGTTGATAACGCCTATAATCTGAACATCCTTGTTGTATAATTCTTTGGTATCAACAAGTGTCCTGAAATTGATTGCTTCACTTTTCTTGGTCAGGTTCATCACCCGGTCACTTGGGTAATAATCTTTGAAGTGCTGCACCCAGTCATCTATCTTTGACTTCTGACAGATGACCAAGTTGACTGAATTATTCAGTAAATACATTTTTTCAGCACCTACAAAGGTTTTACCAAGTCCCATATCAAGGTAATACGCACAACGGTTGAACTGTTCAGTTCTGTTCAATGCTTCTTCCTGATGGGGCATGAAATGCAGATCATTCATCTACCCTGATACCCGTACACTGGAAGAAGATTTCAGCATCAAAGTTTGGTATTGCCTTGATGATATTCTTCTGACGGTCTGACAAGCTGCCCCACCATAACTGACCACTTTCAGATTCATCAAGCACTTTCAGGTAACCGCCTGTTGTTTCATGTGTCGGATGCTCTGCCTTTTCTTCATCCGTCATATCTTCTGAATAAATCCATTCAACAACATCCTTTGGTATACGATTCAGTAAATACCTTGCATCTGAATCTAACCAATCACGATAGGTCATATCTGACGGTTTATTGAACAGCAAGATTTTCTGTTCTTCTGTATTGAAACAACCAGTATTGAAAGATGACTTGTTCCAGTCCCCGGTGTTCCTGTTCCCGGTGTTCCAGTCCCCGGTGTTCCAGTCCCCGGTGTTCCTGTTCCCGGTGTTGCAGTCCCCGGTGTTCCAGTCCCCGGTGTTCCTGT